ATGGCAGGCACAGAGCAGATCGACCGGCGCGCGATCAGCCGCACGGAGCGGAAGGTGATCGTGGCATCGTCGCTCGGCACGGTGTTCGAATGGTATGATTTCTACCTCTACGGCTTGCTCGCCGTCGTCATTACCCAGCAATTCTTCTCCGGGGTGAACGAAGCGACGGGCTTCATTCTCGCCCTCGCCGCCTTTGCCGCGGGCTTCGCGGTCCGGCCGTTCGGGGCGCTGGTGTTCGGGCATCTGGGCGACCTGGTCGGGCGCAAATACACGTTCCTGGTCACCATGGGCCTGATGGGCGTGTCGACCTTCGCGGTCGGCCTGCTTCCCAGCTATGCCTCGATCGGAATCGCCGCGCCGATCCTGCTCGTAGTCCTGCGCCTGCTCCAGGGCCTGGCGCTCGGCGGCGAATATGGCGGCGCCGCCACCTATGTCGCCGAGCATGCGCCCGAAGGAAAGCGCGGCCTGTTCACCAGCTTCATCCAGACGACCGCGACCCTCGGCCTGTTCGCCGCGCTGCTGGTCGTGATCGGCATCCGGCTGGCGATCGGCGAGGCGGCGTTCGCCGACTGGGGCTGGCGCCTGCCGTTCCTGGTCTCCGCCGCGCTGCTGATCGTGTCGCTGTGGATCCGGATGCAGCTCGCCGAGAGCCCGGTCTATCAGAAGATGAAGGACGAGGGCAAAGGCGCCAAATCGCCGATCCGCGAGAGCTTCGGCAACTGGCCGAACCTGCGGATCGTCCTGATCGCCCTGCTCGGCGCGGTCGCGGGGCAGGCGGTGGTCTGGTACACCGGGCAGTTCTACGCGCTGTTCTTCCTCGAAAAGGTGATGAAGGTCGACGGCGCCACCGCCAACATCCTGATCGCCATCGCGCTCGCGCTTGCCACCCCGTTCTTCGTCATCTTCGGCTGGCTGTCCGACCGCATCGGACGCAAGCCGATCATCCTCGCCGGCTGCGCACTGGCGGCGCTCACCTATTTCCCGACCTTCCAGATGCTGACGCGCGCGGCCAATCCGGCCCTTGCGGCGGCGCAGGAACAGGCGCCGATCACCGTTCATACCGATATCGCAAGCTGCTCGACGCAATTCGACCCGATCGGCAAGAACAAGTTCGACCGCACCAGCTGTGACATGGCGAAAGCGTTCCTGGCCAAGGCCGGGTTGCCCTATTCGACTCAGCCCATCGCGGCGCCGAGCCACCCGGACCTGGCCGGAAGCACGGAAATCGTCTTCGGCTCCAATCGCTTCACCGTGCTCGCACCGGAAAAAGCCAGGGCGGAATCGCAATTCTGGACGGGGTTGAAAGCCGCGCTCACGAATGCCGGCTATCCGGCGAAGGCCGATCCCGCGGCGATGAACAAGCCGCTGATCGTCGCCTTGCTGTTCTGGCTCGTGCTGCTGGTCACCGCGGTCTATGGCCCGATCGCGGCGATGTTGGTCGAGCTGTTCCCCACCCGCATCCGCTACACCTCGATGTCGCTGCCCTATCATATCGGCAATGGCTGGTTCGGCGGCTTCCTGCCCACCACCGCCTTCGCCATCGTCGCGGCGACGGGGGATATCTATGCGGGCCTGTGGTATCCGGTGATCGTCGCCGCGCTGACCGTGGTGGTCGGGCTGCTGTTCCTGCCCGAAACGTTCCGGCGCTCGATCGACGAATAGCGAACCCGTCAATGCAAAGAAAATGGAGCGGGTAGCGGGAATCGAACCCGCGTATTCAGCTTGGAAGGCTGCTGCACTACCATTGTGCTATACCCGCAAGAGACTGATTTTAGGTCAGTTTCTGGAACCGCCGCCAGATTGTTTTGCAATCTGTTTTGCAGCGATGCGGTGGCCGAGTGCCACAACGACCGCCTTGTGGTCAACATAGACTCGCCGAATTCGTGCAACGCGCGTCGGGGACCAGCCCATGATTTCGGCCGCTTCGTCGTCGGTCAGTTCCCATTCGGTGAGCAACATCGTGCAGAAGGTGCCGCGCACGTCGTGGAGGTGCTTGGGCGTTTCCTTGCCCTCTTCGTCCCGATGGACGATCCCCGCCTCCCCCTTGATCCGGCTGAAGCTGACGCCGAAGCCGTTGGTGGTCCATGGCTTGCCGTGATTGTTGACCAGCACGGTATCGACGCCCTCGCGACGCGGCCGGGTGCGCAGTTCGGCCAGTAGCGCCTCCAGCTGCGGGGTCTGGGGGATGACGACGCGGCGACGCTTGCGGCGGCTGACCTTGAGGGCTTTCTTGACGATCGCGAATTCGCCGACCTGGTCCCAGGTGAGGGTGATCAGATCCTCACGCCGCAGGCCCGTGACCGCCGCCAGGCGCAGGCCATCGACCAGCGCGCGCAGGTCGCGGGTGGCGGTGCAGGCGGTCGCCTCGAACTTTGCGATGTCCTCGTCGGTCCAGATGATGTCGGCGCGGTCGGCGCCGGTGTAGAGCGACGGCACCTCGCGCGCGACATTGAGGCGGACCAACGCGTGGAGCTTGGCGTAATCGAGGATGAATTCCAGCACCTGGACGGCCATGTCCGCCGTGCGCGGGGTGGATTTCATCGTGTCGCGCCATGCCACCACCTTCGCGATCATGCGGGGATCGTCCCAGATCGTCGGCGGGAACTTGCCCCATTTCTCCTCGATCGCGTCGACGTGCCGCCGCCATACGCGCTTGGTATTGTCCGACAGCGCGTTCCATTCGGGGCTGGCCTCGCTCGCATCCTTCGCCGGATTGACGGGGCAGCATTTGCGGATGGCGTATCGAAACGTGGTCGGGCTGATCGCGCGATCGTCGACACCGGCCGCGCCGATTGCGGCATGATCGGCGGCGGTCAGCGTCGGCTTGCGCGGCTGAACGGCCTTGCGGATCAGCGGGCCACCGCGCCAGGCATAGATGTACCAGGTCACCGGCTTGCCGGGGCGGGCGGACTTGATGAACTGGACGCTCATAGCTCACTCTCAAACCGGTCGAAGTCGTTCATCGGCTGCTGGGGCGCGGCGCGCGCCTCAACGATTCGGATCGTGCCGTCAGGGGATACCTCGAACCCCGCCACGTCAATATCCAGTTCGCGCGCAAGGGTGACGAAGGCCTTGACCTTCGCCGGCGTCGCGTAGCGCGCCTTGACCTTGGTTTGCGCGTTCATGACAGCGGATCGAAGCCGATCGAGAGGCGGCGGCGCATATATTCGGGCCATGGCATGCGGCCGGCGGCGCGGTCTTCGTCGCGGTAACGCTGGATCAGGGTGTTGTGCAGGTTGCTTGCCTGGCGCCCTGCCTCGCGGTCCTCGGGCGATCCGCGCGAGCCGTTGCGGGTAATGCGCGCGACGATCGACAGCGGGGTGAGGACGCGGCCGCGCGCGGTGGCGCGGTTGTTCCACGCGGTGTTGTGCGCGGTCGAGCAGAAGAGCTGGTTGCGCACGCGCGGCTCGAACGGCGCGCCGCATTCGGGGCAAGGGCGCGGCGGCCAGCCACCCGCCTGTTGGCCGGGCAGGCGATTGTGGCCAATCTGAGAGCAGCCTTGTAACAAGGGTGGCTTGCGCGGCATCAGAGCAGCGATCCGGCGAGGCGGCGGGGTGCGGGTGCGCTGGTGCGAGCGGGCGCCTGCACGGGCCGTGCGGCGCGATCGGCGCGGGCCTGTTGATTGGCGGCGTGGACGCGCAGGATGAGCGGGGTGTCGCCGACGAAGCCGTGCGGCTGCTGATACCAGGCCAAGGCGGCGCAGGCGCCGGCGAGCAATGCCTTCGCTTCGTCGGCGGCGTCGGCGCGCGCGCGGTCGGCGGCGAGGCGGGCAATGTCCGCGATTTCGAGCCGGACGGTGAACGGCCAGGCACCGAACGCCTCGAAATAGGCGAAGTCGTCGAGCGGAACGTCTTCGTGCGCCATGACCGCCTGCCACTGCAGCGCGAGCGCGCGGGCGGTGGCGAGGCGGTACTCGGCCTGGCTGGTGGTGAGCTTGTGGTTTTCGACCAGCTTGGGATCGCCAGCATCGCGATCCTTGAAGATGCGGGCGGCGGTGGCGGCGAGCGTGGGCCAATCGGTGTGGCCGGGGGGTGGCGGGCTGGCTGGCGTGGTCATGAGCCGACCAGATCGCGAAAGAGGATCGGCTGGACGGAGCCGTCGCTATAGACGCTGTCGAGCCATGCCGCCGCGCTCGGTTCGTCGCCATCCCATTTGTCGGGGAAGGTTCGCGCAGCAATCAGATCGCGGATCAGCGCTTCCTCTTCGGCATTGATCAAATCGATGCCGCGCTCCCGATGGCCAACGGCCGCCGCGCCGGCACAGACCCGGCGCTGAATGTCGAGAATCTGTTCCAGCGCGATCGACCGTGCTTCAAGTGTAAGCGGTCCCATGCGTTGCGGGTTCTTGGCGATCGAGCCGTCCTTCAGCCGCTCGACACCCGATTTGCGCAGCCGCTGGGCTGGCAGGCGCATCCAGCGGTAGATCGGCCGCAGCTCCAGCAACGGCGCGCAATGCTGCCACCCCGGCGTGTTGACGATGACGTTCAGCGCCGTGTCCTCGCTCGCCAGTGGGCATCCGGTGCAACCGGTGCGGGCGTTGACTTCGGTCGCGTCGTCGCCGCCATAGGCGTCGGCAAGGATTGCGGTGGGCCATGAACCGAATTCGGGCTGGGGAGCGAAAACCTTCAGCCAATCCCAAACGACGCATACGCCCCAATGGAGCAGCGGCGCGAGCGTGGCGGTGCGGCCGCGAATGCCGGGTGCGTTCGGCAACACCTGCTGATACCAGCCCTGACCGCACTCGGCGCCGTCCTTTGAACAGGACATACGGATGCGGCCGTCGCGCACCGCGCTCTCGCCTTCGCGCACGCCAGTGATGGTCAGCAGCGTACCGGGCAGATTGACCAGCACATCGGCCATGGCGGCCGCCACCGGCTCGACCTTGATCTGGCGCGTGCACCAGCGAAGCGTGTTGTTGTTGGGTGGGGGTACGCCACGCCCGAGGATGTAGGGCATGAAGCGCTTCTCGATCGGCGCGCGCACAACGATGACCTCGATCCAGTTGCGCTGGCGCAGCTTCGCCATGATCAGATCGGCCGATGCCTGGATCGGCGGCAATTCCTGCCGGGTATCGGCATACAGCACGTAGAGCCGGGTCGGTTGCGGGAGCTCGCCCGCATCGATCAGGTGGATCAGCAGCGAGAGGACGGCGGTGCTATCCTTGCCGCCCGACCATGCGACGGCGACATGATCGTGCTGATCCCAATAGGCGCGCAGGGACGCGAGGGTCAGTTCGACCACCTCTTCGTGCACCATGCGGACGCCTCGTGCGAAAAGGTTGTCGACGGCCATCAGCCTAGCGCCTTTTCATAGCGTTGTCCGGCGGCGAGGACTTCGCGGCCGAGATCGGTGAGGGTGAGGAAGTGGCGGCCCGGTTCGTTGGTCCATTGCCGCAGCTGGATCGTCGCGATCAGGAACGGGCGGGCCGTGTCGGTCGGGTGCGGCGCGATGGCGCGCCAGCTGTTCGGTTGAACCCCGCCGGTGTGGAGCAGGTCGATCGGGGTGCGCGGGCCATGGGCGAGCTGGCGCAGCGCGTCGAGCCTGCGCGGGGTGAGCGCGCGCCAGATGCGCAGCCGTTCGGCGCGACAGATGCGGCACGCGCAGCGCGCGGCGGGGCGGCCGAGGATGGTGAGGCTCATGTGGCGGACCAATCGTCGTCGCGCTCGCCCAGCAGGGCGGCGGTGTTGCGGGCCGCCACTTCGGGCGGGGTGCGGTGGGACTGGCGGGCGCAGGGGAAGCAGGCGTCGGAGCCTTTCATCCGCATGCGGCGGCAACCCTTTGTTCGGGTGCAGCGGGAGCGGATCATCGCGGGTGGCCGTGGCGGAGGACGGCGATTGCCGTCGCGATGCCGGGGATGACGATGCTGAGCCCGATGGCCAGCAACGTCCCCTTGATGGCGCCGAGCAGGATCGCGGCGATCATGCCAGCATCCCCCAGGCAGCAAGGGCGATGGCACCGAGGATGCCGATCGCGGCGACGGTCAGCCAGGCCATGAGCATGGGTCCATCGTCCGTTGCCCGGGTCGTGACCAGTTCGGGCGCGCGGTCGCCCGCCTCGTGAATGCGGCGCATCCGGGGGCTGACGGGATCGGCGGGCGTCGCGATCCAGACGTACCCATAGCCGTTCGTGCCGGTGAGGCGCCCGCCGAGCCGGTCGAAGCCCTGTTCGCGCAGCGCCCGCGCGACGCGCAGTTGCAGCGGCACCGTGGGAACCAGGCCCATGCGGGCGACGATATGTTCGGTCGTCAGCAGCTCGCCGGCGCGGATCGCGTCGAGGATGGCGGACGGCGGGAGCAGCGCGGCGGGCGGCGCGGGTTCCGGTGCCGCCTGTGCGGCGAGCAGGCGCGCCAGGCGCTTTGCGGGGATCGCGTCGAGCGGGGTCACGGGCGAAGCTCCATCACGCTGAGGCTGAAGCGTCGGCCGTCGATCGTCAGATCGATCCAGCGCCAATCCGGGTGCACGGGTGGCAGCACCTCGACCGTCCGGTGTTCATGGTCCCGGTGGCTCGCAAGGTAGGTTCCGAGGGTGTCTCGGATCGCGCGGGCGACCGGACCGCGTTCCGCCTGGTCGCGCCGGATGTCGTCGAGCGAACGGGCGACGTCGACGGGGATCGGGACCGATGCGCCGGGGCTTGGCTGACCGGTGAAGGGTTCGGGATGCGTTGCCATGCTGGCCTCCGATTGGTTCGGAAGCTGAATTACGATTATCGAATGTTCAATGTCAACGACGAACATTCGATAATCGTATTCTACGATATGTGCTGTTGAAATCGTTCCCTTATTGTTCCAGCACTTTCAAAAGTGAAGGAGGCGATTCGTGCTAACGGCGGTGCGTAGAGGCTATTTTCGAGCGGCATCTTTCGGGGAGCCGCTTGGCCCCTGGCGCGAGAGCAAACGCCAAGTTGCGCGTGATCTGATCGAGCATGGCTTAGGCAGCTATGACGAGTGCGGACGCTTCTTCGTGATGGTGCCGGGTCAGATTGAAAGCCGGCACGAATGGATGGTCGTCGATATGCCCGATGAAAAATCGGTTGAAATTACATCCGAGAGGCGCGCCAAATCACGCGGCCGACCACGCGAAACGCCTCACCGGAGCCTATGTCGATCGGGACGTGGGACGGGTTCGAAGAACACGGGGCGAGTCGCGCCGGATCGGACAGGAATTGCTTGAAGGTGGTTTCCCCTTCAGCGTTGATGACGACGTAGTATTTACCGGGAAATAGCTGCTTATCATCCGGATCGACGATGATTGTGGCCCCATCATCGACAAGCAAGTCCATTGAGTCACCGTCTACCTTTAGCGCGAAGGCATTAGGCGGGATGCTGGGGTCTGGCGCGGGCATCGACATTGACGAACGTTGCACCGCCTCCCGCCAGTTTCCACCCGGGACAGAACCTAGATAGGGGATAGCGCGAACCGGCGCGCCAGTTGGATCGTCGGTCAACAATGCGCGAAGTTTGTCCATTTCGGGGACTGTGAACTTCCGTTTGCCACTGAGGGACAAGGAAACTTTCTGCGCTTCGATACCGAGGTGCGAAGCCAGCTCGACCTGCTTCATCCTCCTTTGTGCGAGGCGCCGCTTTATTTCTTCGAGGTCCATGGCCCCATCAAGCCGCCACCTACGATAATCGCAAATACGAAGATCGAATTTTTCGTCTTGCGGCAAACTTTCGATAATCGTAAGTGTCGTGCCATGACGGCCTTTGCTACCAATTTGATCGAAGCTCTCGGCGGCACAACCGCCGTAGCCACTCTCATCGATGCACCGATTACAACGGTGCAAAGTTGGAAATCGAACGGCATTCCGCGTTCGCGCCTGTCGCATCTCAAACTCATCGCCGAGCGCGATGGCAAGTGCATCAATTGGGAGACGGGTGCGCTCGTAGCTTGCGATGGCGGTTCCGCTGATCATACCCCCACCGATAACGCTGCACCGCAGCATGCGTCATCCGGAAAGCCGGAAGAAGTTTCCGCCCCGGCGCGCACCGGGGTGGCGGCGTGAGCGCGCTGTCAACCGAACAGGTCACCCAGGTGCGGGAGATCGTTCGCCAAGAACTCGCGGCTCGGCAACGGATCGTCGGAGTCAGCGGTCCTGAAGTGTCGATGCCAGTCGCCGTTCAACCGCTTTCCAAAAGCGATCGAGGTGTGCCGCGCCATGACTGAGTATGGCCTGCTTTGTCTCGACCGAAGCAATCCCCCGTGCAGGAAGCGCAAATTGCCGTTGCATTTCAATGGCCGTGGCACGGGTAGCGGCGATCGGGTCCTCATCCTGTGCAATCATCATGGCGACGATGTTCTCCATGATGAACGAGTGGGCCATGAGCACGCCCGAAATCTCGTTCAAGTCGTCGTTCGTCATTCGAAATCTCCAGTCGGGTGTGTTGCAGCGCCGACTGTAGCCGATGGCGAGGGTGGCGACACCCTCGCCGGAGGGCGGCCGGCATGAAGCCCGAGGCGGTGTTCCTGAAGCAGGCGACCGGCGACATGCTGAAAGGCGTGGGCGGGCTGGAGGCGGCGGCGGCATTCTGTCGCGTAGGCAAGAGCGTGCTGAGCGACTGTCAGAGCGTCAACAACCCCGACCGGTTCATCGCGATCGATGTCGTCGCCGATCTGGAGCCGCTGGCGCGCGAACGCGAAGGGTGGCCGCACGTCACGCGCGCGCTGTGCACGCTGATGGGCGGCACGTTCGTCGCGCTGCCCGATGGCGCCGTAACGCGGGTCGACCTGCTCGGATCGCTCGGGCGGCTGGCGCAGGAGAATGCCGATATCTCGACCAAGCTGTGCGCCGCGCTGGCGGACGGGGTGTGCCGCGCCGCCGAAGCGCGCGTGGTGCGGCACGAGGTGGCGCAGGCACAGGCGGTCCTGGCGGCGCTGGATGCGCAGCTCGCCGCGATCGAGGGAGGGCGATGATGGATGGGGGGGGGGCAACCGGTTTGCCGCCGCTGCGGCGCGGCGATCACGCTGACCGCCGTACAGGCGCGGCGTGCGGAGGGGCTGGCCTATGCCCGCGCCTGGCGCATCCGGAACCAGCCGATTTTCGACGCGATGTACGCGGCGGACCGGGAGGCGGGCGGTGAGCGGTAAGCTGCACCTGCGCCCCGCCCCGCCGAACGAGGGCGTCCATCGGCTCGCCTGCTGGATGCTGGGCACACGCACCCGCATGCTGAGCGAGGTGCGGATCGACGCGGTGCGGCGCGCGCTGGGCCCGGTCACGCTCGACCGGGTGATGACGGGCGAAGTGCTGCCCGGGCAGGAGATCGGCGCGAAGCTGCACAAGCTGACCGGCGGGCGCGTGGACGCGCGGGCATTCCGGCGCGGCACCGATCGGCGCTGGGGCGATGCCCCGGCATGGGATGCGCGGCATCCGGAGTTTCGATGACATGGGACGGGGGGCAAAGATGTTGGACCTGGTGTCGCATCGTCCGCTGGAGGCGGTCGAGGCCGAGCTGATGCGGGCGGGCAGCTTTGTCGCGGCGGCGCATGCGATCGCCAGCTGGACCATGCACGCGGCGCCGGGCCGGATCTGTGTCTATGCGCGGGTCGAACGACTATCGCGCGGTGGGGTCGGCGAGCGGGTGCGCCAGCTGCACGCGGCGGGGCTGTTGCGGATGTTGCCGCAGCGCCGGGCGGAGAACGGCCTGTTCGAGTATCGCGCGCAGCGCACCGCCCTTCCCTTTTCCCAAGGGCGACCGGTGCCCGACGAGGCCGGGCTGTCGGCGGAAGCGCGGCTGTTGCTCGACCTGCTGGTGCAGGTCGCGGACGAAGGCGCGGTGTGCCCCACGGATCACGACCTGGCGGCGCTGCTGGGCATGAAATCGCCATCGCAGGTCGGGCGGCTGATGGCGCAGTTGCGCCTGCGGCGGTTGATCGCGACCGAAATGGTGCCGGGGCCGGCGAAGATGCCGGTGCGCGTGGTGACGATCGCCGAGACGGGCGCCGTGACGGCACCGCCCGCCAAGGGGCGCAAGCAATGAGGCGGACGCATGCCGAGGTGCGCGCCGAGGCGTTGGCGGCGACGATGATCAGCGAGCGGCTGGGGCTGATCGAGCTGGCGCGCAAGCATGCCGAGGGCACGGCGCTGGCGGTGCGCAATCGCCAGATCAGCGCCGAGGACAAGACGATGATCGATCGCGCCGTGCTGGCATTCGCCGAAGCGGGCGCGATCGGGCTGGGCGTGGTCGGCGAGACGCCGGCGGCGGTGCGCGACGCGCTGCGCGGGCCGGTGAAGGCGATGATGGAGGCGGGCCGTGGCTGATCTGGCCGATATCGCGCAGCGCAACGCCGAGGTGTGGAACGACGCGGCGATCCTGGCCGCGCGGGTACCGGTGCCGGTGGGCGAACCGGGGCGCTGCGCCGACTGCGGCGACGATTTGCCGCGCCTGATCAATGGACTTTGCGCGCCGTGCCGTGAGCCGGCGCCGAAACCGAGGAGGTGGTGATGGACAGCCCAGAGGTGATGCGCGCGATCACGGACGAAGACCCGACCCACCAGCAGATCGCGTCGCTCGTTATAGAGCTTGAGCGCCACGCATATGCAGTGTTGGCCGACGCCGACCCGCTCCATGCGACCTCGGTCATTCTGACGGCAGGGGCAGTTCTTTCCGGTTCGATGTTTGGGCGCCTTCTGATGACTGGCGCTGCCGATCAGAAAGACAAGCGACGCGCGGCGGAGGCGGCGGCGCGCAATTTCAGAACCGGCATTGATATCGGCAAACGCGCCGCAACCCGCGTGCTTTCGACGAACGTGGCAGGGCACGCATGAGGGCGCTCTCGCTCTGGCAGCCGTGGGCGTCAGCAATCGCGATCGGTATGAAGTCGATCGAGACGCGGCACTGGTCGACCGGTGTT